GAAAGCTAAGAAACATGCAGAACAACCAAAAGGTTCTGATGCTTGGGGGTGGAACGAGCAGCTCAATGCTCCTCCGCCTCATGGCATCCTCCACGTTGGTGCCTGTAGATGATGTCATTCTTTCTGAGTTCGCTGTGAACGATGTAGAGGCAGCACTGGCACTGAGTTTTATAACCAATGAGTACCGCACGGGTAACTCTGAGACTACCTTCGCCGACGCCTTCACCGGCACGTCCCCCAAGCTGACCTACAGCACCGCCGCTGGCAGCAACTCCACGATGGTCAACTCGTCGGGTAACATCGTCTGGGCACCGCACAATTTGGTGGACTACAGCGAGGACTTTTCGCAGAGCTATTGGGTGAAGCAGGCAGCAGGCACTGGCTCAACGCCTGTAGTTACAGCGTCCAGTTTAACTGACCCCGCAGGCGGCACTGGGGCTTATCAAGTTGTGTTTGATGCTGGCGCTGGCACAACGGCGTCAAATTTATCTATAATAACCACTGCGCTGGTTTCCATTCCACCGATTTCCTATACTAACTCGATTTGGGTCAGAGGAGATGTTGGGGGAGAGCAGATTGTACTAAGGGGAGTAGAGAATGGGGCAACATTCGCACTAGCAACCTTAACGACGGAGTGGCAAAGAGTAACCTTTACAGATACCCGGTCTACGACTGGTAATGCGCCCTTCCTTTACTTCGGCATCCGTCAGTCTGTTGGTGGCCACGGCGTTATCAACTCATCCGCCACCGTCCATATCTGGGGCGCACACGTCTACCGCTCCGACCTCGGTGGCATGGCACAAGTCCCCGGCGCTGACACCGGCTTCGAGTACTACGTGCCAACCAACGGCAACGCTGAGTACCTGCCTCGGGTGGGTCATCACGTTTACAATGGGACGACGTGGGTGAACGAGGGGCTGCTCATTGAGAGTGAGGCTAGGTCGAACCTTGTGACGCACTCTGAGGATTTTTCGCAGTGGTCCCCAGTAAACGTGTCGCTTGGAGGCTTGACGACTGGCCCGTCTGGTTCAGCGGACGCAACACCGCTCATAGCTAACACGGCAAACAACCAGCACCGCTTAGACTTCACCACTACATCCACAGCCGCAGACCACACCTTCTCGGTGTATGCAAAGTCATCCGGCTATAATGGTGTATGGCTACGGCTTGGGTCTCTAACTGCTCAGTTTGATTTGGCTACGGAAACGATATACCAATCGGGCGGCACTACCACAGCTAACATTGAAGACGCAGGTAACGGTTGGTATCGAGTTTCCATTTCTGGAACGGCTGCTGCAAACGACACCGCCAGAATTAACGTGATGCCCACGGGTTCAGCCTCGGACTTTGCAGGCGACGGCACTTCCGGCATCCTGATCTACGGCGCACAACTCGAAGCAGGCTCCACCCCAAGCTCCTACATGCCGACATCCGGCGGGACTTACACGAGAACGGCGCAAAGTCTCACGGTGCCGCCTGCGCAGTTCGGCTGGCCGGAACCTGAGTACATCGGGCCGGAGTTGGTCGTTGACGGCTCTGGTAACTGGATCGGTGACTTCGACGTTGCTGCGGACTTGGATGAGTGGACGGCAGGGGCCGGGTCTACAGCCACTTGGACTGGCGGCAAAATGCGAGTATCTCGCACGTCATATTCAATTGTTCAAATTCCGACTTTTCCCACAACTGTTGGCCAAACGTATTTAATATCGGCAGACATTTCTGGAGATGCCGGAAGGGTAAGTGTTACGGGTAATGGTGACGTTCTGATCGCCTCTGGTTCTGCGGTTTTCGTCGCCACTTCAACGTCCTCTATTGTTTGGGTCCGTGCGGCTTCCGATGGTTTTACGACAGACTTCGACAACATCTCAGTCCGAGAAATCAACCCGCTGTCCGTCTCGATCCAGATGGATGGCCGGATGACTTATGCGGATGAGGGGCTGGCGGGGCAAGTGACATTTGCCAGGCAACTTATTGACGGCTCCAACTATGTAATAAACCAGCTGTCAACGTTCGGGGGTAATGTGGGTTTGAGTTACCTCAGGCAAAGTGCTTCCGGTATTCCTACAGACCTTACAGAAGCTTCTCCCGGCTCCTACACCCCCGGCGTACTCGTCCCGTTCAACATTGCGTCCCGCCACGGCAGCACCTTTGTCAACGGCGCAGTGGACGGTGTGGCACTGACTGCCAACACAACCCCAACGGCACTCCCAGACCTGTCCAGCACAAACCTCCAGATCGCCTACGACTTCATGGGGACCATCGGGACGTTCCGGCAGTTCGCAGGGGACATCGGGGACACGGGCCTTGTCACGGCGACCAACCCAAGCACCGAGCCAACTCTCAGCCTGACCTTCGACGGCTCTGAAGGCTCGTTCTACAACCTTTCATGGAGTGAATAACATGGCGAAAGTCTATGACAATGCGACCGACCTCATCACGTTCGCTCGTAGTTCTTCCGGCACGGCTTTGCGTCGTGTCGGGTATGGCGATGAGTTGGTCGTTGACGGCTCTGGCAACTGGGTCGGCGATTTTGACGTTGCTGCTGACTTGGATGGGTGGGGTACTGGAGGGAACCCCGTACTCTCAGTATCGGGCAGCACGGCAACGGTTACCTCCAACGGTGGAAATATCACGTTCTCTAAGGCCATCACGGTGGCTGCGGGTAAAGTCTACCGAGTGACGGGGTCAATTAGTAACGTAGTTTCTACTGGCCCACGGTTTAAACTGGGCAGCAGTGTTGGGGGTACTGACTACTTCAACGCACGAGCGGCGGGTGACTATGACGAATTAATTGTAGCGACATCAAGCACCTTGTCGATTTACGTGCAGTGCATTGGTGCTGGATCACTTGACCTCGACAACGTTTCCGTCAAGGAAGTCATCTTCGACCGTCCCACTGACGACCTCGTTCTGTTCAACCACCCCGACGACATCCCACGGATCGAGTACGCTGCTGACGGGTCACTGAAGGGGCTGCTGATCGAGGAGCAGCGGACGAACCTTATTACCGAAAGCACGCCGCAATCTGGTGATCTGGACGTATCGGGTGGTTCGTTTAGTTACGTGACCTGTAACTTTACGCCTTTGTCTGGTCCCGGCATCCATTTTGACACGTCTGGCGTGACATCTTACGCATATTTCCAGCCCACCTACACGGTAGCCGACTATACGTTGAGCGTGTTTGTCGAGATGGATGATGGCAATGCTCCAGCTTTTGGCGGCTTGTCTGTTTCTGCTGTTACTAATGATTTTGCACTTGTCGTAGAGGCTACGCCAGTAAATGCACTTACGTATATCGTTGAACACTTTGGGGGCAACACCTATCGAGTATCGTGCACGTTGACAGCCGCAAGCACAGCCGCTGCAAACACGGGTGTTATTAAGTACAGCGGTAACAGCACTCGTACCTTCAAGGTAACGGGCTTCCAGATCGAAGAAGGCTCCTTCCCGACCTCCTACATTCCCACCTCGGGCAGTCAGAAAACCCGTGACCCCGACATCGCAAGCATCCCGGTGAGTGCCTTTGGGTACAATCAGTCGGCGGGGACTGTTGTGGTGGAGGGGACACGTTTGCACGACGCAGGAAGTCTCTCCTACGCCTCACTAAACGATGGCTCCGGTATTAACAGGTTTACATTGTACATTCAGTCAACCGAAAAAGTTAATGGTTATGCCTTTGGCAACGGAGGCGCTTTGACTTTGAATGGGCCTACAATCAGCCCACCAACATCAACAACTTGGGGTATGTCATATGCCAAAATACCTACAGGGGGACGTTACGAATTAGCGGTTGATGGTGCGATATACGACAACAGTGACAGTATTTACGGAGAGTTCTCTGGCAAAACACAACTAAGCATTGGGTCTGCTTGGGGGTTTAGTGAATTTGCTAACGGCCACATCAAATCTTTGAGCTACTTTCCCCGCCGTCTAACCGACGCACAACTTCAGGAGCTTACAAGCTAATGACCGAAGAACCAATCATCCCAGAAGCTCCCAAGAGAGACTTCTACTACGCCTTCACCGACGAGGCGGCAGCAGCTACGGCACTCCAGCCGTTCTACTACCAGCCGCAAGTGCAGTCTGTTGACCCCGAGACGGGCGAGAAACTGTACGACGAAGAAACAGGTGAACCCGTCATGGAAAACGACGGCGACGCCTACCTCGTCATGCACAGCCACAACCACTCGTTCGACATCGTGGGTCTGATCCACGAGCCGACCGGCACCATGCTGACCGACGATGAAGGCATGGAATACCCAGAGATGGCCCCGATCCCCGGCTGGCACGTCAACCTGCGGATCCGTGGCGATTACATGCGGACGGAAGCCGAAGCCATTGATGCGGTATCTGGAGTGGAACCTGCTACTCCTCATCGAACCTGGCTGTAGATACCCCTAGGAAGCCCTCAGAAGCCCACACACGGCCTCTGGGGGTTTCCCCTATGGTTTACCCTACCCAGAACCTAACGCCAGTCCTGAGGCATTCTCAGGATTACAGGAGAATTTTATGCTTAAACCCTGTGAAGTGTGTGGGGTTATCTACAATTCCACACGCCAGAATAGAAAGATGTGTTCCGATGCGTGTCGCGAAGAGCGCCTTAGGGAACACGGACGATCCAACTATAATAAACACCGAGAGGCAGTGCGTAGCCGCAAAAAAGAGTACTACAAAGAAAACGCTGACGAACTCCGCAGGAAGAAACGTGAGTGGCGTTTGGAAAACCCTGAGCGTGACAAAGAAGTACAGGCGAAAAGCCGTGAGAAGCACCGAGTAAAACGCCGTGCAGGAGACAACGCCTACAGAAAGCATCTGCGAGACGAAGCAGCAGGTGAAATAAAAGCGTTAAAAGAAACCTTGGACGCCATTGAGCTTAAGCACAGTAACAGGGACCTGATCCAGGACCTTGTTGATCACATCTCCGAACGCAGGGACTTGGTTGATGCTTTAGACTACTACTGGCTCGGCGCAGCATTGGAGTTTCTAGAAGATGAGTGAGATGGACGAGCGAGCTTGGTCCTACGTGGAAAATGATATTCGGCGTCACTCTGAGGAAATCCGAAGTCTATCCCAAGCTACCACAGCGGCAACCTCAGCACTCTCGAATTTAAACGCCGAGTTGGCCCGAATGCGGTCCTCCTTTGAAAAACAATGTGAGCAGATGGAGCGCGAATTAGAACGTCGCGAGAAGCTCATAGAAGCCCACGAGAAACGCCTTAGAGACCTTGAGACATGGAAGACACGCTCGGGTGCCTACTGGGCGATCTTCGGATCACTCGCGGGTGGCGCTGCGGCGTACCTCGTATCGAAGCTCGGCAAGGCGGTATTACCATGATGACAATCTTTACTGAACTCCGGTCCCTCCTAAAGTGGGCCGGGGTGCTTGCCCTATTCTGGGCGTCAATCTTCCTAGTGAAGGCTGTAGAGACACAACTGTTTCCCGTAGTGTCCACCGCCGAGGTCACAGAGACAATCCAGATCGACCCCAGCACAACCCAAGTGTATCTCAGGTTCACCAAGAAGCGCTCCTGTCAGTATAGAAGCATCCTCTGGTATGACCCTGAGGGACATATCGTGGACGTCGAGTTCAACGACGATAGAGGCTCCCGGCCACCTTCGGTTAATGAGGTAGGACCTTGGACTGTCTCGCTGGGTGATCTCCAAGGATCGACACTCTATGTCCAACATAGGTGTCACCCGTTCTGGGTCCAGTGGACTCAGATGTATCCTTAATAGATACTTAACATGAAAACTAACGGCCCCTAGAAAGCCCGTACAGCGGCTTTAGGGGTCGCCCTACCCAATCATACCAGAGGCAGCGCCAAAGCCCGTGTGTGAGCCTCCTGAGGCCGCACAGAGGGTCGTAAGCACGCTTGCCTATGAAAGGACAACACGAAATGGCTGGTAAAGCTACTGAACAGGAACTCAGTGAACTCCACGGAGAGTTCGCAAAGTTTCTCAAGAAACGCCTCGAGTCTGATGACGTCACTGCTGCCGATTTAGGGCAGATTCGACAATTCTTGAAGGATAACAGGGTAGAGGCAACCATTGAAGATAACCCTGATATGGGTGAGTTGGCCAAACTGTCTCTCCCTAAGTTTGACGACAGTAAACCCGGTGACGACTTTGATGACACGGAAGGCTCCTACCACTAGATGAAGAAGATCATGATTGAACAACAGGGGGCCGAGGACCGTCTTACCGCTGTGAAGAACGACTTCCGACTGTTCGTCTTCGTTCTCTGGAAACACCTCGGCCTTCCTGACCCAACCAGAATCCAATACGACATTGCTCAGTTCTTGCAACATGGTCCCTCTCGAGGGATGATCTCGGCTTTCCGAGGTGTAGGCAAGAGTTGGCTTACGTCGGCCTATGTAGTGTGGCTGCTACTGCGAGACCCTGACCTCAAGATCATGGTGGTCTCTGCATCCAAGGAACGTGCTGATGCCTTCTCGGTGTTCGTGAAGCGTATCATCAGTGAACTTGAGTTCTGCCGCCACCTCATCCCTCAGAAGCACCAGCGTAACTCTGCGATCTCCTTTGATGTAGGCCCTGCTAAGCCTGACCACTCTCCTTCGGTTAAGTCCGTGGGTATCACTGGTCAGATCACTGGTAGCCGTGT